CCAGCCCACCCGAAGGATTTTTGGCGACACGCTGGCGAAATCTCCCATTCCGCAGAGGCCTCAAAGCAGGCTACTATGGTTTCAGTTTACCAAAAACTCCCACTATTTTCGCTTGGGATGCTCGTATGCTTGCATTAGGCGCATACAACCTCGGAATCAACGCGATAAGCTATCCGATGAGGCGGGACTTGGTACTAACTAACCCACCTCCGCTGTTTACAGCGATGCCTACACGACACAAATACACACTCACTGGCGCTATGACTAGTTGCTGCAGTTCTTCCATAGTACTCAGGCCCCCCTTTTCGGACGTCGCAACAATTTCATCTTCGCTAACCACTAATTTTTCTGTTTTGCGGTTTACATGCTCTCCTCCGGGGGGTGCGCAACCCCTACGTTGACCGATACGTGGATGCCGGAATAATGCCTAAAAAGGACTTTAACTAAATATGATGTGGTACGTTAATCCACAAAACCTGGCTAGTTGCTATTGAGAGCGACTTGCGCAACCAGCACTTCAGTGACAGAGGTACCAGTTATGGTGATACCACTGTTTGGTGTGAATGATGCTACTAACTCAGGATTGGTTATGGTGCAGAAACCCAAAACGATTGCATTCCCCGTGCCATTCGCAGTATAACTGGAATTTGTGGTTTGGGAAATGGTGCCATTGAGAGAAAGTGACCACGTGCAGTTGACTAAGGCGCCGGTGCCCCCACTAAAGAAAGTCGGAAAGCTCGCCACTGTGCATGCGTTATAGACAATCGTAACCTGATACGTCCCAATCGAACCCAAAGGGAACGAACAGGTCGTACTCGAAAACGACATTCCAATGTTGTCATAAAGAGCAACTCTCGCAGTGCCAAATTGTGCGGCGGCGGACGCAGTAGTGTTGGTGTAATGGGCAGCAAGCGCGAAATTATCGACATCTTGGTTAGACACGGGTTTACGAAGCTCCACTTCGTACGAAACCCACAGCTCACCAATATCGACACTCGCAGCCTGCATGCCCATCGTGGCAACGGTCATGACGCCTAAGTCGTAAGTTTTCTGGTCTTCACCGGCGGGTACAGCTGCTCCACGTACATATTGCACATTGTACGGGTTCTCCTTAGGGTTACACTCGATCGGATGACAAAAACTCTCACTCGGTTTCGCATCGGATGCAAAGAACTCATTAAGGAGTTGCACCTTGTTGGTAAAAGGCGGGGCGGTAGCCCGGTAGCTGGTGGCCATCATCACACTACCCAGTGCAGTATTACTGCTGGCAACAACATCACCACTAGTCGAGATAAACTCGTAGATGATGCCTTTCCACGTATATTCCTGAAACTGTTGTGCAATTCCAGAAAGCCAAGGAAAGGATGTCGACAACCCGGGATTAAGCGGGTACTGAGCAAAGCTAGCGAAAGCCGTGGACGATAGGACGTCGGTCACATACTCCTTATGACGAACAACAATCGATTGATTGTTACTGTGCATGTTGGGGATGTCACCAGATGACTTAAAACGCGCTACCAAAGAATTGGAATTAAGCGTGTAATCACCTTGTCCTAGCCACCTGCTAACCATCGCGCCGAGGGATGTTCCGGCCGCTCCGCCTAAAGAGGCGTTGCCAAGATATCCACCCAAGGCACCACCACCGATGCCTCCGAGAGCGCGCAGCGCAGCCCCAATCGCAGTGGGACTCGCTCGTTTCTTTGTCTGCTTCTTCTTCTGCTGACGCTTCATGGTTTTCGGGGCCATGACGCTTAGATATGATCTTCCTGTGGGTATTCAGTATAGTTCGTATCTTTAATCTGCACGGCAGACACCTCACGCATGTTTTCAGACCAGCTAACTGCATAGGAGTCATAATACTCCTCCATGCAGATCTGTACACACGGTGTGATGCCTGTCGCTATCCAGAAGCTAAACCGAG